ACAAATTAACCAAATCGATAAAGCAATTTCCACCGTCGGAAGCCTTTCCGCGTTGAGTGAATTGCTTGGCGAATCCCCGCAAACGGTTTCCAACTGGCGCTCTCGCCAAGTTCCGGCAGACCGCTGCCCATCCATTGAGCGCGCCACGCACGGCGCTGTTCGTTGCGAGGAACTCAGGCCAGATGTTGATTGGGCCTATCTCCGTGGCACCAAAAAGAGAGCCGCCTGACATGGCTAAGAAGATTTCTTCATTCACCTTGCGTATCGAAGAAGCTTTGATTGGGTAGATTAATGACCCTAGAGCGCGCAATCATCGTCCTGTCGCTGCATAACGCCTGGCGCCGCGGCTCGAAAATCATCCCGCAAGGCGACCCATTAGAGATCGGCGAGGCTATCGCGTTCGCTATCGACTACATGAGCAGGGGTGTCGAATGAGCCACTACATGACCGACACCGAGTCTGCCGTGTATTCGGCTAAGACGGCAAACCTGAACATGGTTGGCGCTGGCCTGGTGCCGAGCAAAACCAAGTGTTTTGCGTGCGGGAAGCACAAGACCACGCAGACGGGGAAGACGACGAAGTTCGGAAACTTCCTTTGCCATAGCTGCAAGAAATGAACAACGTCGAATTCAACGACGAAAAAATGCCGCCCTTGAATGGCCTTGCAGGGCCGGGCGGCTGGATCACTAACTGGAGTTAAGTATGAACAACTATATTGATTTTATCAAGGGCAAGCAATTGGCCGATGTTCCGACTGGTTTCGATTGCGATGTTCCGGTTGGCCCGTTGTTCGATTTTCAGGCCGCATGCGTCAAGTGGGCGCTGAAACGAGGCCGCGCTGCTCTATTTCTCGATACCGGACTCGGCAAGACGCTTTGTCAGGCTACGTGGGCAAATATGGTTTGCGAGCATACGGGCGGCAACGTCATCATCGCTGCGCCTTTGTGTGTGTCTTTGCAAACGGTCGAAGAGTCTGCGAAGTTCGGTATCACGATCAAGTATTGCCGATCAGAGGAAGAAGTCGAGCCGGGAATAACGATCACCAATTACGAGATGCTCGAGCATTTCGACCTTGATAGCTTTGTTGGCGTGGTGCTGGACGAATCCAGCATCCTGAAAGCGCACACCAGCAAGACCCGCGCTTACATCACCGAGCAATTCCGCGCTACGCCGTACAAGCTCTCCTGCACCGCTACTCCTTCGCCTAATGACTTCATGGAGTTGGGCAATCAGTGTGAATTCCTTGGCGTGATGAATGCCCAGGAAATGCTGGCCACGTTCTTTACTCACGACGGTGGCGACACCGGCAAATGGCGGCTCAAAGGTCATGGCAAGGTCAAGTTTTGGGAATGGATGGCGACATGGGCAATTTGCATCCGAAATCCGTCTGATCTTGGTTTTGATGGTTCGCGCTACGAGCTGCCGCCGTTGAACATGGTTGAGCATGTGGTTGCTGGTGGCGAGTTGGTTGAAGGTCAATTATTCGCCGTCACTGCACAGAGCCTAACCGAGCGGCGCCAGGCCAAGAAGTCGAGCATGGATGACCGCGTTGCATTGGCCGCTGAACTGGCAAATAGCATTGATGGCCCAGTCATCGTGTGGTGTCACATGAACGAGGAAAGCGAACGCCTCGCCAAGTTGATTAATGGCGCGGTTGAAGTGACCGGATCAATGACTCTGGATCAAAAAACAAAGAACGTAATGGCTTTCACGCACCAGGAAGCCCGCGCACTCGTTAGCAAGGCTTCTATCTGCGGATTCGGCATGAACTGGCAGCATTGCGCCACGATGATATTTGCCGGTATGGATGACTCCTTCGAGAAGTATTACCAGGCAGTGCGCCGCTGCCATCGTTTCGGGCAAAAGCAGCAGGTGACCGTTCATATCATCACCGCCGAAACCGAAGGCGCAGTGAAAGCCAACATCGAGCGCAAGCAATCGCAGGCCAATGAGATGGCCGAAAAGATGATTGACCGTATGCGCCAGATCACCAAGGCGCAGATCGTCGGTGCTCGCAGTAACACCGAAACCTATAACCCGTCTATCAAGATGGTGATGCCTGAGTGGCTCAAGGAGGCAGCATGAACGTCCTTAATCAAGTCGTTACTGACAAATTTGCTTTGTATAACGCCGATTGCGTTGATGTGGTCCGTTCGCTTCCTGACAACTCTATCGACTTCTCCGTGTATTCGCCGCCTTTCGAGTCGCTGTATGTATTCAGTAACTCTGAGCGCGATATGGGAAATAACGCATCGTCCGATGATTTCTGGACTCACTACCGCTATCTGATCGCTGAAATGTACCGGGCCATGAAGCCAGGCAGACTGATCGCTATCCATTGCATGAACCTGCCGACTTCAAAGGCGAGAGATGGATTTATCGGGCTAAAAGACTTTCGCGGCGAAATCATCCGCTCTCACCAGCAATCCGGGTTTATCTATCACTCTGAGGTTTGTATTTGGAAAGACCCCGTAGTTGCTATGCAGCGCACTAAGGCACTTGGCCTGCTCTATAAGCAACTCCGCAAAGATTCAGCCATGAGCCGACAGGGCATAGCTGATTATCTCGTTGTGGTTCGCAAGCCGGGGGAAAACCCAGACCCCGTTACCCATACCCATGAATCGTTCCCAGTTGATGCGTGGCAGCAGTACGCCAGCCCGGTATGGATGGACGTAAAGCAGACTCGCACGCTGCAATACATGAGCGCCAGGGAGTCGGATGACGAGCGCCATATCTCGCCGCTCCAGTTGGACGTTATCGAGCGTGCAATTGATCTTTGGACAAACCCGGATGACTTGGTATTCACGCCATTTCTAGGTATCGGAAGCGAGGCTTATGTGGCTTTGCAGATGGGCCGTCGCGCTTGCGGATCTGAGTTGAAACCATCCTACTTTGACCTTGCCACGCGCAACTGCAAAGAAGCGGTACTGGATAAGCAGCAAGACCTCTTTTCATTGGAGGCAGCGTAATGACCCCCCTAATACTATCCAAGATAGCCGAGCTACACGCCGAAGACTTCCGCGAGGATTTCCCGGCATGGCTGCAAGCCAACTACCCGATTTATTTCGAGTTTGAGCGGCAAGCACTCCTGGTCGCATTGTTCCGGGATAACTACAGCGCCCGCACTATTGCAGAAGTTATCCGCCATAACTCGCAACTGGCCGAAGTGGGCGGCGCATGGAAGATTAACAACAATCGAATCCCTTGCATGGCCCGCCTGTTTTCAATCACGCACCCCGAGCATGCCGGATTCTTCCAGCTACGTGATTCGGATATGCGCTTGGGGCTGGCAGCATGAAATTCGATCCTCTGGAATACCTGATCCTAGCCGGCGTAGATGAGCAGACCGCCGAAGACTGGATCACCCTGCGCAAAGCGAAGAAGGCACCGCCAACCGCAACTGCTATCAACATGCTGGCGAAACAAGCCATCGCCGCCAACATAACACTGACGCAAGCGCTTGAGTTGTGCTGCATGAACGGATGGCAGGGCTTCAAGGCTGAATGGGTAGCGCCGAAAGGGCAGACATTCACTGACCGCAAGGTTGATACCCTGAACCAGCTAACCGGGCGCAGTGCAAACGTGGTGGATTTTGCACAAGGGAGACTCATAAATGCTGCCTGAAAACTGGATTAACCGATTATTTGGTCACTTTGAGGCGCTTTACGGGGCCAAATTCTCGAACCTTTGGCAAGGCACCGACATTGCGAACGTCAAGCGCATGTGGGCTGAAAAGCTCGGGGGCTTTGAAGACAAGCCGCAGGCAATTAAGGTCGCACTGGACGCACTGGACGAGCATCCGTTCCCGCCGACGCTGCCTGAATTCATCATCCTCTGCCGCACCGCAGCAAGTCGCATGGGTACGGATAAGCCGTTACTCGAATGCAAGCTGACTCCTGAGCAGATCGAGCGCAACAAACAGCGAGTGTCCGAGATGATCGCCGGCTTGATGAAAGCGAAGTCTCTATGACCGACCTATTCGCCAACATCCAAGAAGCCAAAGACGAGCGCCAGGCAATTCAGATGGCCGATGGGATCACTACCTCGGTCGAAGAGTTGCACCGATGCGAGGTGCTGACCATCGTCAATCGCTATTACCCCGATGGCGACCCTAAGCCATTCTTTGCCGATGTGAAAAAGCATCGCGGCAAGGTGGCGACCGACAAACTAATGGACGATTGCCGCGCCGAGTGGATGAAGCGCAAGGAGGCCGCATGACCTGTATTCGATTCAATGGTGGCGTGCTGTGCGTTCCAAATGCGTTTGTATCACTAGAGCCGTTTGGCGCAAAAGTCTGGTGCGAGATGCATAGCTATCTAGGTCCGACATTTTTCCGAAGCGAAAACGCTATCAAGTACATAGAAAATCCATCCCGAAAAACATGGAAAGCGTTCGAGGCATGGCAAGCGAGCTGTAAAAAGGAGGCCGCATGATCGACCGCAACCTAAACGGCTACCGCATCGGCCAATCACATCAACGCGCCAAGCTGACCGATGCGCAAGTCAAAGAGATGCGCCGCCTCAACGAATCCGGGGAGGCCGGCTATCGCAAGCTCTCCGCAATGTTCGGCTGCGGCCAATCGACAGCGCGCGATGTATGCACGTACCGAACGAGGTATTCAGCATGACGAACAAGCGACGCGCCGCCGAACGCGCCACCATCACCGCCCGTCTGCAATTCCTCGCCGCCGAAGAGCGTCACAGCAAGCCCCATGTATGCGATGGACACGACCACACGGCCTGCGCCAACAAGGTACGCCATCCGGGCTATTGGAAACTCGCCACGGAATTCATCAACGGCCAACCGGTTCAACGAAACGTGTTTATCGAAGACCGGTCGAGCGTGGATTGCAAGTACGACCGGAAGCAACTTGACCCGGCGTGCGCTAAGGCTAAGTGCAAGAGGATTTACGAATGACCAAAAACAAACACGCCCACTATCACAAGTCAGTAGTCGGCCTGACGCACATCGACGTTTATCGAGTGATATCTCTATTCGGCGTAGAAGACCCATGCTTTCAGCACGCCATCAAGAAGCTACTTGTATCAGGGGGAAGGGGCAGCAAGGACGTATCCACTGACATTCAAGAGGCAATCGACACGCTAGAGCGATGGAAGGACATGCAAGCGGAGGACAAACTGTGGCAAAGCGGATATTGAAGCTGACTGGGCCAATCGCCAAGCAAGCCGCCTGCCGATATGTCAATGAGGCGCCGGAAGGTGAGGTGGTTACCATCGGCCCTGAAACCCGCACACAGGAGCAGAACCGGCTACTGCACCCACTACTAACCGACATCAGCAAACAGGCGCTGTGGATGGGCAAAAAGCGCCCGATGCTGCAATGGAAGGTAATCATGGTTTCCGCTCACGCCATCGCTACCGGTGCGCCAGCTGAAATGGTGATTGGCATAGAGGGTGAGGTTGTCAATCTCCGCGAAAGCACCGCGGCCATGAGCAAGCGCAGATTCAATAGCCTGATCGAGTACGTGTTGGCATGGGGCGCAATGAAAGGCGTGGTGTTTTCGGATGCGCCGGCTCAAGAGCGGTGGGCAGCTTAATGGCTAGCAGGGAAAAATTCCAGAAGTATGACAGCCCTGAAAAAATCAGGGCGGCCATTAGAAAGATGGAGATCGTGATGGATGGTCTTGAGCATAGGACTCTAAGAGCGAGCGTATTCAGCGCAATATCCGGTCTAAAAGGGGTTATCAAAAGCCTTAATTTTGATAAAGATAGGACTGATGTTCTACGAAAACAACAGAAACAAAAGGATGAGAAAAGCAGATCATCCGCTAAAAACGCAATGGAGATTTGGACTGACGATGCAGACAAACTTGTTTTAACTTCGACACTTAGCGATTTTGAAATCGGCAATGAAATCGGCAGGTCGAGAAACGCCGTTGCATGTCGTCGCAAGAGGCTGATTAAAAGCAAGCAGGTGATTCTATGACCGCCAAAGAACGCCAGCAAATGCAGCGCCTTGAGATCGAGAATCGGGAGCTACGCGAACGAGTCGCCAAGGACGCCGAAGTATGGCGAGATCAGGCGCTAGAGTTGATTGACCTTCGCACGCAGCGTGAGTTGGCAATATTGGCGCTGCGAGGTGACGAGTGACCGCCAACGAAAAGAAGCATATCGCCAACGTCAAGGCGCTCCCATGTGCCGTCTGTGGCGAATCAGGCCCAAGTGACGCACACCACATCCTGCAAGGCCGCACGCCCGGAAGGAAGGCTCCCGACATGCTAGTGATCCCTTTGTGTAAGTCATGCCACCAAGACCCACACAACGGCATTCACGGCATGAAATCCATGTGGAACGTGATGAAGGTATCCGAGTTCGACTGCCTTGCCGACACGATAACTAAAGTTGCATACCAATGAACAAAGCAATGTACGCACTAGGCCGGCTAAAGACCGGCGCAATGAACAAGACAGAGCAGGCTTACGCCGCCAACCTAGAGCGTTTGCGCCAAGCCGGATACATCGCATGGTTCAAGTTTGAGGGCGTCAAGTTGCGCCTTGCTGATAACACGTTCTATTCCCCAGATTTTGCCGTTATGACCGCCGAAGGAATGATGCAAATGCACGAAGTAAAAGGATTCTGGCAGGACGACGCAAGGGTAAAAATCAAGGTTGCTGCCGACCTATACCCGTTCGAGTTTATTGCCGTGAAAGTCAAGGCGAAGAAAGACGGTGGCGGTTGGTCAGTGGAGGAATTTTGATGATTACCCCCATGACCAGCATACAAATCCCCCTGCGCATCGCGCAGGCTACCCGCTTGATGATCTCCCCACTGATCCTGTCATTGCAGACGGTAGGAATATTCTGGGAAACATGGAGACTTGTCTATCGGGTGAATGACCGTGGATGAAGCAGACAAGGCATCGCCTCGTATTGAAAACGCAATCAATGATGGCATCAGCGAGGCGAGTAGAGCGGTTGCAGCAATGCCCATAGGCGCACCTGGCGAATGCTCTGGCTGCGGCGAAATGAGTGGGCGCTTAGTGGATGGCTACTGCGCACCATGCCGGGATAGATACGCGAGGTATATGAAGTGACTGAACGAATGCAAACGCATTGCGAGAAGCCAGGATGCGGCAAGCAAACAGAGGTATTTGGGTCGCGCTGGTGTTCTGATTGCTGGTATCCCGGCATCGATCACGACTATGACCGTTACAAGGCGTATCGCTCCGATGGATACAGTCACTATCAGGCCGCGCTTAGCGTTGGATGGGCTGATCCTCCGGAGGGTGACGAATGACTGTCCTGCCCGCCTACAAATACGGAAATCCAGAATCAATCGCCATCAGCGAAGAGAACCGAACCTGCAAGGGCTGCAAGTGGCTGGTGGAGTACATCGTGTTCGGCGAGAAGAAGCAGATATGCGAGAAGCTCCGCAAGAAGCGCAACGCCAAGTGCTATGAAGAGAAGCTGGGTCGAGTCTATTGCCAAGGGGAAAGTAATGAAGCGAGAAGACATCATTCCGTTGTTCAGATCAGGCCATGACGCATGCAGATTCGCATACGCTTTCAGCTCGCAGCAGTACCAGATGACAGTCATGGCCAGGATGATGAAGGGAAGCGGGATTGGCTCTGGTCGCGGGCTGCATGGCCTGGACGGTGCGGCTATAGCTGGAACCGTGAAGCGCCATGTCGAGGAATTGCCGGAAGACTACCAGCTAGTTATTGGCGCACGCTATGAACTGGACAGGGCAAGGGCAGTTGTCTATGCATCAGCCTTGATCCGTTGCGTTATGCCAGCACTCGGAACGGGCGGCCATCATCGGCATATGGTTCGAGCCCTGGTGTGTCGCTATTTCCACATCAAGGGGGAAGATGGAGCAGAGGTTAAGCTGTCCAGCCTATGCGACCAGTTCGCTCTATCTGCTGACACCATGACCCGCAGATGGAGGGCAACAGAGGCCCGCTTGCGCGAGATAGAAAGCAGAGCGCAGGCTCAGGCAGATGACCGCATGACAGAGGCCGGACTCGTCGGCTAAAATACTTGCGGAATTCGACATCTTCATATAGCATCTTTCTATACCGTAGCAATGCTGCGCGCAGCCTCGACAGTCAAACGACTCTCGGGGCTTTTTGCTTCTTCACTCTCCGAAAGGTGGTGATCCAGCAGCGCAGACCATCGCGCGCCGTGGGGCGACATATCCGCAGGGGCTGGGAACTGAACAAATGACCGAGCGCATTAGAGGCCGCCGATGGATGACCATCAGAGAGCGGATATTCAAGCGCGATTGCGGACTGTGCCAGGAGTGCCAGCGCAACGGACGACTGAAGCCAGGCAACCAGATAGACCATATCGTTGCG